CGTTCCACTAATGCCGCCAGCGGTGTTGAGGTTGCCCGAAAAGTCGAGCGACATCTTGCCGGCCATCGTCGCCACGGCACCGGCAGCGCCGCTGGGTGCTGCGATCCACGACCAGCCATTGCCCACTGAGCACACCGACGCAGTGCCGGCAGCTTGGTATCGCCAGTTGGTGCCGTCGTAGTAGACGTTGGTGCCAACGTTCCCCGCCGTGATGCCCCAGCCGAACAGCCAGCCACCTGACGAACCAGCAGCCGCCTGCCCTGCCGGCACACCTACGCCGAGGCCCAGGTTGCCGGAGAGGACGAGCGAGGTTGTCGTGCTCTCCAGCGTGAGGGCTAGGGCAGTGCCGGAGCCATACCCGAGGTAGCCTTGCCGCACGTTCGCTGCATTGTAGAACGCGACAAATCCGGTGTTGGTGGCATTGCCAGGCGAAAGCTGGATGTTTCCCGTGGTTGGCGCACCGATCTCCAACACGCCAGTCAGCGTGCCGCCAGCGAGTGGCAGCACACGCGCCCACGCTGCGTTGTCCCGGCCATAGGCGAAGCCGTCAGAGGGCGCATCGATGAGACCGCCGGTATGGGCATCGACATACTGCTTGGTCGCTGCCTGCAGCGCCGTCGTTGGATCAGCCGGCAAGGTAATCGGATTGCCGGCTGTGATGCCGCCAGACGCACCCAAGAAAAGCGATTGGCCGGAGCCGGTCGCCTGAATGACGAACCGGTTCGGTTGCACCCAGGTCAGGTTGACGGTGACGCCAGTGCCGTGAAAGCCTGGCGCCGCAGTCAGCGCGATGGGGTTGGCAGGCACCCCACCAAAGCGCGAGGTTGCCGCATTGAGTGCGATCGTGGTGACCGCACCGGCGGTGACCGCTGTCGCGGTGTAGGTGTTGTTGTAGGCGTCATAGAAGCGGTCATTGACGGCGCAGCCCGTGCCGCCGGCCGCAGGCGTGGACGATGCCAGCGTAGCGACCCAGCTGTTGCCATCAAGCCGCATGATCTGATCGAAACCAGACTTGGCGAAGGCAATATGCTGAATGGTGCTGTAAGCACTCGGCAGCGCATTGAGCGCATAGAAATCGCCGTAGTTGATAATCGAACCGGCGCGCGTATCGAACACCACACCATACATCCACTGCGGGATGTTCATGGTGCCGATGTTCGGGCCGATGCCGATGCCGTTCCAGCTGTTCAGCGAGAAGTTGGCGACCGCCATGTTCGCGCCGTCCTGGCCGGTATTGGCGCGGATCTGGTGCGACGAATTGCCCAGCCAGATCCCTGGGCCGGTGTTCGTGCCGGTGGCGATACCCGGCACGAAGATCGGATTGTCAAATTCAAAAATGCTGGATGTGGTTGCGCCGACGAACGAAATGTTACCGGACTTCGCGCCGTCGTTGGGCGTGATCTTCAGCGTGTTCCCAGTGTAGCCGAAGGTAACCGCGCCGATGCCATCGACATGCAGAACGTCGTTGCCGTTGTTGTTATAATAGAGGGCGCCGCCGCCGGAGGTCACGAGGTTCAGCCGGCTCGCCGTGATGCTCAGCCCATACCCGGCGCTATGCAGCATGATGTGGCGCGACAGATCGGCGGGGCCGCCTGGTGCAACCGCGCCGCCGAAGCTCAGGCCGCCAGTCAGTGTGCCACCGGCCAGCGGCAGATACGCTGCCGATACATCTGCCAAACGCGCCAGCGAGCCGACGTGGGTTCCGTCCACATAGGCTTCAACCAGTCCGGACCAGGCGAAGGCGAAGGCGTTGCCGCCGCTAGGAACGGCGCCATAACTCACGCCGAGATCGCTTCCTACATACCCGGTAAAGTGTGTTGACCCAGTGACTGTCCCGCCAGTCAGGCTCAGCTTATTATCATTGAGCCATTGCAGCGTCGCCTGCACATTGTTCGTGCCCTGGATCGCCGGAACAGTGCCAATCTCGGCGGCAGTGAAATGCACCAGGCCCAGCTGCAGCCAGACCCACTCGGCGCCGTCGTTGACGATCCAGTCCGATATCGCATAGTTGCCGGGCGGGATGTTAGAACCAGCCTTCGCGGCGCCCCCATCCACCACAATGACGTAGTAACCCTTGGTCGTCGTGGTCGCGGGTGGCAGTGGCAACGAGGCCGGGTTGACAGGATCGGGCTGAAGACCGGACGCATTGGTGAACAGCGTCTGGTCGGTTTGCACATGGATTTGCCCGACAAAGACCAGGTTCTGCGCAACCACCGAAATCTGATCGGCCAGAAGCTGATCTCTGGTGTCGACGTAAAGCTTGTTGGTGGCTTCCACATCGAGCGTCGGCATCGCCGACGGCAGCATCGCCGCGCCGGTGAATGTCACCTGCGGTGCATCGAGGAGGATGTTGCCGCGCGTGGCACTGTTGACCGCATTGCCGGTCACCAGTTGAATGTCGCCGGACTGATTGCCGGCACCGCCCGCCCCTCCTGAGCCAAACCAGACCGTGCCGGAGCTGCCGTAGGGGGCGTCCCCCGAATAGATGTCTATTTCACCGGATGCGCTCCCCTGGGTGTAGCCGCTGAATATCTCTGCACCGCCAGAGTTGCCGGTGTTGGCGATGCCGGACCCCAATCCTGCCCAGCCGGTGTTTCCCGCGTCCTGATTGGCGCCGGATGTCAGATACGCTGAGGCACTGCTGGCAGTGCCGTCGGTGACGTCGCCGGTCTTCAGTGCGCCGGTGAATATCGCCTGCGGCGCATCGAGGAGGATGTTGCCGCGCGTGCCGCCTGCAGTGCCGGAACCGATCCAGACATCGCCGCTGTTGCCGTTGGCGCTGTTGCCACTGGTGACGTGGACGACGCCCGTCGTGCCGGTGTCGGCATTGCCCGTATATACCCAGGTCGCGCCGCCCGTGCCGGCGACGGTGTTGCCGCTGCCGAGGCCGACATCGCCGCTCATGTCCGTGCCGGTGACGTTGGCCGTGTAGAGATACGCCCAAGCGTTCGCACCGATGCCGGTCGCCACGATGTCCATCGTCGGGCCGGAGATCGCCGGGTCGGGTGCGTTGAAATACAGCGTCCCGGTCAATGTGCCGCCGGCCGTAGAGAACAACCGATACCAGGGTGACCAGTGGTTATTGGCCGGAAACTCGTCGTCGTAGGAACGATACCAGAGCGCCGGGCCGCCGCCCCATGTGCGGCCGCCCATCATCAACTGCGTCTGCCACGCATAGTTGCTGTTGAAACCTTGCAGCAGAAACGCCGTCTGATCGACATTGTCAGCCGGCCAGTTCGGCGCACCGGACTGGTTGGTGATCTGGTAGACACCGACATGACCGGTGTCCGGGACAGCATTCGGATCCCAGGCGCCACCAGGGACCGACGTGAACTCGGGCACAACCCTCCAGGCCACATCGGAACGGCCATAACTGAAGCCGTCCGACGGCGCTTCGGCGATCCCTGGCCCCTGCGGTCCGGTGGCGCCCTGCGGCCCCTGCGGCCCTGACGGCCCCTGCGGACCAGTGGCGCCCGGCGGCCCCGGCACGGTACTGTCGGCGCCGTGCGGTCCCTGCGGCCCAGTGGCGCCCGGCGGCCCCGGTGCCCCGTCAACACCTTCTGGCCCCGGCGGTCCGGTGGCACCTTCCGGGCCCTGCGGTCCGGTGGCACCTTCCGGGCCCTGCGGACCGGCGACACCCGGCGGTCCCTGCGGCCCCGGCACCACGATCTCCACCGCCAGCGGGTCGATCGCCGGGAACTGCACATCCACCGACCAGATCTGCGGCGACAGCGTTACATCGATGGCAATGACATCGCTCATCGGCGCGCTCGCACCAGCGTCGGCGGCGTCACTACCGTAGTGACATCGGCCACGGTGTTCACCGTGCCGGCAAGCGCCGTGGCGACATCGCCCGAGGCGTAGAGCAATTGCAGATCCCAGGCTCCGCTGCTCGGCAGCTTGGCGCTGTCAGCCGCCGACAGCACCGCATCGATGATGTTCGGCAAGGTGACCGTGCAGGCTATTGCCGCGACCAGTGTGCCACCCGGTTTGTCGCGGATCTGCGACGTCGCCGTGACCCCTGTCAGGTCCGCCGGCTGCGTCTGCGCGACGTCCAGCCACAGGCTGAACCGCCAGCGATAGGTATCGCCCTTATACAACGACAGCGGCAGGTTGCCAGGCGTCATCGCGCAGCTTTCAGCGCGGCGACCTCGGCCGCCAGTTCCTTCATACCGTTGACCAGTGCCGCAACCACCGGCTCGATCATGATCGCCAGCGACGGCTCGGCGCTGTCCAGGCCGCCGCTGCCGTCGGCCAGCTCGATGCCGATCGCGCGCACCGCAGTCGGGAGTATCCTGCGCACCTGCTGCGCCGAGAAGCCGACTTCGCGGGGCGCTTTACGGGTCTCAGACTTGAGGATGCGCGAGAACTCGATCGGCTCGAGCTGCAGAACCGCGGCCAGGCCATGAGCCGCGGGCCGGATGGCGGACTTGCCGCGCTCGTCGGAAAGGTTGAGATAAGCGCCCATGCCGCCAACAGCGTTCTGGTTGGCAAAGCAAAGACCATCCGTCGCGCGCCACTGGAAAATGCCGCCGCCGGCCCCGATCCACCACAGATTGCCGTTGCTGGAGTTCCAGTCGAAATACCAATTCGCGGCGATGTTGACGATCCGCCCGGAGCCTCCGGCAGCCAGAGACATACCGCCGCCCAAAGCAAACACATCATTGGAAGCCACGACGCTGCCATTGGCGAATACGTTGTTCCCGGCGCTGATGTCGGCCACGACGGAGAGATTGCCGCCGGGGCTCAGCGTCATCTGCACCACGTTGCCGCCGACCCAGTTTCGCGTGCCGTCCGCGACGACCCACTGATCATACCAGCCGCTGGTGTGCTGTTGGATCTGATTGCCGTTATTATAAAACACCCACTGCCCCATCCCAAACGCGGTGGCAGTCAAAGTGCCGGCGACGCTGGCGTTCTGATAGGCAATCATACTATTTTGCGCGACCAGGTTGCCACCGGCGTAAACCTGATTTGAGGCGCTGATATTGACGGCCGCAGAAAAACTACCAAGGATATTAAGATTACCCGAACCGTCGAGGTTCATCAGGTCCTGGTTGCCGCCGATCCAGCTCCGCGTGCCGTTGGTGCCATTCCAGATGTCATACCACTGATTGCGGTAAAGCTGGATTTTGTTCCCGCTGGCATCGGCATACATCTGCCATTCCCAGCCGTTGAACGCATTCACGTAAAACAGGCTGGTGCAATACAGATAACGATCAACGACCAAATCCGCGCCAACAGTCAACGAGCCGCTGACCGTGCCGCCCGCCGCCGGCAAAAACTTAGCATCGGCATATTGCTTGGTCACCGCACCCAAAGGCGCAGTCGGATCGCCCACCAGGACGAGCGCCCCGGTCATTGAGTCACCAGCGCGGCGCACCGCTGCCTGCGCCACCGTCAATGCATTGTTGGCAACAGCCGTGGTGCTGTCGACGTATTGCTTCGGCGCGGCCTGGAGTGCGCTGGCCGGATTGCCCGGAAGCGTCAGCGGCGCCTGCATCGTCACCGGGCCAGAAAATGTCCCGCCGGCCATCGGCATGAACGGACCGGTGGCGAATGTCAGGCTGTCCACGTAAGCCTTGTTCACCGCTTGCGTGGGATCCGTCGGCATCGCAGTCGGCAGATACAATGGCCCAACCAATGTCCCGCCGTTAAGCGACAAAAAGGGCCCGCCGATCAGGCTGGCGTCGCCCACGTCCACCTTACGCGACCACCAGTCGTTCCACTCAGCTGCCGGCGGCACATAGCCGGTTTCCCAGCCAGGATCACTTCCCGCCGCCGGCGGCGTTGCATACGGCGCGATCTGATCCATCGGTTCCCTCTCGTTCCCTAGGACTGAATGGTCAGCAGCTGACTGACCGCCTTGTTCAGCATCGCAGTCGCTCTGCCATCGTCCGACCAGGTGTCTTCACGCAGCTCCGTCCGGCCGACCAGGTAATAGACAAACGCCGACCACACACTGGTATCCAGCGGGAACGGCGTATTCATGTCGGTCGCGGCGCTGTAGTAAATCAGCGGCGTGCGCAGACCCAGCGGCAGGAACAGATCCGGGCGCTTGGTGCGTACCTCGGTCATGAACGAGTTGATGCACTCGAACATCTCATCGTCGGTGTAGCGCAGCGCACTGCCCGACGTGGGTAATTTATCCTGCAGGATGGTGCGTGCATCGCTGATCAGATTGCCGAAGGTGCGAGTGAGCGTCGCGGACATTAGCGCCCTCGCCCGGAAGGTAGTTTCCCCTTGTTCACCTGGTTCAGCACCTTGGTGCCGAGTTTTTTCACCGCGGCCTTCTTGATCACATACTCGCCGCGCTGCGCCGGGATCAGCCCGTCATCCTTGCCGATCTTCGGCCCCGCGGTGCGCTTGATGCGGCCGCCCTTCGCGTTGTCCCAGGTGCCGGTGTCGACCGTGGGAGGGCTGCTGCCGGAACCGCCGGAGCCGCCCGCCCCACCACCGGCACCGCTATACATCTTGGCGATCTGGTTCATCATCATGCCGGAGCGCATGGCACTGGCAATGCCGCCGGCAACCCCGCCGCCCTGATCGTAGCCCTTGAGACGGGCAGGTTTACTTTTTGCCACGGCGGACGTCCTTGCCTTTGACCTTGCCTCCCTTGCGGAAGCCGCCGGGCGCACCGCCCCCGCCAGGGCCGGGTATCACCGGCGACACCGGCTGGGCGGACGCACTGGCCCCGCCAGGTCCGCCAGCACCACCCAGCGCCGCAGGCGGTGGTGTGGGTGGCAATCTACCGCGGCCGCTCATGGCCTTCGGCGCTGGGCGTTTCATCGGCGTTTCCTTCCAGCGAGCTGCTTCTCGCCCTTGGCGTCCTCGCGCTTGTCGCGTGGGGTGCGCTCATAGGCCCGCAACCCCACGCCAAGCTTCTTCGCGCCCTTACGATCCTCAGCCTTGTCCTTGGCCGAACCTTCGTATTTGCGCGCCATCAGAGCCCCCTGTTCAGGTCTTCGGTGCCGGCGTCGGCGCGATCGGCTGCGCCGGGCGTGCCGGAGCGGGCGGTAGCCCCTGGTCCGGGCGTGCCGGATTGGGCGGTAGCCCCTGATCCGGGTACGCCGGAGCAGCGGGCGGCAGCGGATAACCGACCGACAGGCTGGGATCGACGACGGTGTAGCCGATAACATCCAGACCGCCGGCCGCACTCACCGCGACGATCGCCACCAAAAACTTCGGCGACGGCAGACCCTGGTCGGGATGCCCGCCAACGGGCGGCAGTCCCTGGTCGGGATGCCCCGGCGAGGGCGGCAGTCCCTGGTCAGGATGCCCCGGCGAAGGCGGCAGCGGATGACCCGGATGCCCAACTGGAGGCCAGATCGACCCCGGTGGCATCGGGTAGCCAGGCGGCAACTCGATGGGGGGCCAGATCGACACCGGCGGCGGCCAGATGCCAGGCGGCGGTGGTGGTAGCTCGATGGGATGCGTCGGAACACCCGGGCTTGGCCAGATGCCGGGCGGCAGTCCGGGAAGCGAGTTATCTGGGCCGCCCGGAACCACGAGGATACTGCCGGCAGGAACTTGAACAGCTGCCATAAAACTTGTCTCCTGTTTGAGGTATAGTCACTACCGTAGTGATTTAGCCACGGATTGCGTAAAGCTCAGTCACCGAGATGCCGTCCAGGACTTTGAACCCATACACCTGGAGGCCCCGGAGCAGCTGACTGAACGAACGCTCCGACCGCATCGTCTCGACCTTGGTGATCTGCGATGCGAAGGTGATGCCGTGCGGATGACCGGCGAAGACCCGGAACGCCGTGGCCGCGCCCTCAACCGCAGTCGGCAATAGGTTCGAACTGTAGAGCGTGAACCGGTCGATCATCCCCAACCGGCCATTGCGCGTCATCGAGACGCCGTCACCCGAAATGCTGGCATTGCGCAGATCGCTCTTTTTGATCAACGCAGCGATCCAGGGCGAGATCACCAGCCAGCGTCCAGTTTCCGGTATGTTTTGTTCATCCAACACGTTGCCCATGTCGACGATCGAGTCGACGATGTTGAGCGGTGTCAACGCAACCGGCGCGCCGGTCGCGCCCAGGTTGATGTTCTGCGAGACCTTGCCGGCCGTCAGTCCCTTATTAGCAGCGTCCACCCCGGGGTCGATCATGGCCAACGTCTGCGTGTCGATGACGATCTTCAGCTGTTCAGCCGCGTCATCGGACCACAGTGACAGCAGGTTGATATCGGCCTGCAGCTCCATCACATCGTCCAACGCGAGGTTGAAGTATTTCGCAAAGTCGATGGTGAAATCCACGATGTTCGAGCTGGGGCGCTGCACCGCCAGGTCCATGTTGACCTGGTAGTCCCCGATCGTGATGGTCGGCTTGGTGCGGATGTGCACCGTGTCGCCCATGTTCTTGATCTCGCCTTCGTAGTCGGTGTTGCAGATCGCGCTCAGCACCGTCGCGGCATAGAACTTCTCTATTAACTTGCCGCTCCAGATCTCCGGGATGAACGTACCATGATAAGGCGGGGCCTGGTTCGGGCCCAGCCAGGGGGTTGCGGCAACAGTGATTGCCATGGGTTAAGTGCTCCTTCGCACGAGTGTATGAGGCTCATTGACGGATACGTCCCTCGTGCTGGGCGGCGTAGATGTCTGCCTCGATGCGTGCGACTTCTTCCTCACGCCCGATCCAGTTGCCACGCTGCTTTTGCCGATAGAACGCTGAGATATCCGCGCCGGTCCAAATACGTCGCTGTGGAGCGCCCGGTGTCGGCGGCGCGGCGGTTGCCCCGCGCCCCGGTACTGCCAACTCCGCGAGGGGCAACCGATCCGCGGAACTATCCGTCTGGAGTGGTTGTGTCCCTGGCGGCTGTGCCACCGTGGTATGCTCGTGTGTATACGCTTGGAAGAACGCGATCGTACGGGCTGCATCGCCCCCCGTATAGGCTTCGTCGATCAGCTGCTTGCGCAACTGACCGCTGAACGGATCCACCTGCTGTAGCCAGGCAATGAAACCTTGGTCGTGGTTGACCGTGCGCCAGTCCGGCATGGCACGGTCCAGCGCACTCTCGACACGCTGCGTCGCCGTCATGCTGGCCTGATGCTGCGTAGTGCCCTCGAGCCGCTCCAGGCGCTGCTCGAGCACGGAAAGCTTGGGCTCGACCGCGAGCATGCTCCAGCGCTGCACGCCGTGCACCAGGTCGGGCCCGTAGGCCTCCATGTCCTCGGGAGGCACGTCGCGCTGCGGCAAGGTCGGCTCGCGGGTGCGCGGCTCCTCGCGCCGGGGCGCTGCCTGCATGGAGGCGATCAGCTCTTGCGTGGCGCGCAGCTGGCCGCGCAGATCGGCGATCTCGTTGTTATATTTGCCCTGCAGGGTGTTGTAGCGCTGCTCCCAGTCGGGCACCTCCGGCTGAACCGGCGCCGTCTCGATCTCCGGCAGCTGCAGCTGTTCGCCCGGTCGTCCCTCGGGTCGCCCCTCGGGTTGCCCCTCGGGCTGTTCTACTACGGTAGTGACGTCCTCGCCGGCCTCGGGTTCCTCCGGGGCCGGCGGCACGTTGAGAATGCCGGCCTGGCGCGCCAACTCGTCGGCACGCTCCGAAGCACGGCGCACCGCTTCAGGGATGTGCGGCGCGTAAGTGGTGTCACTGGGCATTGATGTCTTCTCTCGCTCGCTTGCCCAATGGCTGCGGCTTCACCTGGCTGAGCTGGATGCCGAAATACGCAGCGTGCAGCGCCTCCCACAGGTCATACATGCCGCGCGCATAGGCCGTCGCATCGACACGATGTTCGATCTGGGGGGTGGCAATCGCACCCAACACTCTAGTCTGGGTCAGCTGGCCCAGCGCACTGATCAGGCGGTCGAAGTCGCGGTTGTTGCGCAGTTCCTGCACCGCAGTGACCGCTTCCGTGCCGATGTTGATGCTCAAGACGCCACCTCCTCGAGGCAGCAATGCCAGTCCACCATGTCGCGGGTCAGCGGCCGCGCGATGCCAAACATGGTCATCACCGGCTCGCCCTGATCGGCCAGCCGGCGCACCTCGGGACAATCTGCCCGGTGTGCGACCAGCTCGCCCTTTTCGC